CGAGTTTGCCGCCCGGCTTGCGCTGATGCACCTCAACAGCACAAGCGACAAGGCTCATGTCGTGGACGCCACTGCCTTTGCCACTGCCTTTGCCGCGCGTCCTGCCGCCGACATAGGTTTCGTCGACCTCTACGTGTTCATGGGCCTTGCCGCCGATCCTGTCCTGGTCGGGGCGCACCATGCCTGCCCGGAGCTTGTGGAGAATCTGGAATGCCGTCTCATACCTGGGCAGCCCAAGTTGCCGCTGGAACTGCACGGCAGACATGCCGGGCGTCTGGCTGGTAACCAGATAGGCAGCCCAGAACCAGATGTTAAGCGGCGTATGCGACCCCTCCATCACGGTTCCGGCTTTCAAGCTGGTATCCCTGCGACACTCGCGGCACCGAAACACGTTTGGACGGTTCGCAAACCGAAGTGGCTCACCGCCTGCCTCGCAATGTGGGCAAACAAAACCGTCCGGCCAACGCAACTTCTCCAGGTAAGCAGCACACGCCCCAACATCTGGAAAAAGCCGCTGGAATTCCGGCAGCGAGTGCGGGAACGGCAGATCGTCACGTTGATGGATGTCCATTGTCATGGGTAAAAATCATAGCATCATCCAGCGTGGGAAACAACCGGATAGGCAAGAAAATATTTATCGCGCAGATGGGTGCCTTCGGTATTTGGAAAAACCCGCGAATGTCTAAAGTTCAGCAATAAGTTTTTCGCCCACATTAGGCCAGCGTGGCTCGTTGGGCATGTGCTCCTTGAAGGCGGCTAGCGCCTGCTCGCGTAAGGCGATACGGTCGACCAGGAACAACATCTTTTCTGCGTGGCCCGCGCGCATCAGCGCATCGACCATGGCAATGCAAGTGCGTGTCTTGCCGGTGCCTGTGGCCATGACCAACAGGAAATCGCGCTTTTTTTGCTCGATGCCTTCGAGTACCGAGCGGATGGCACGGATCTGGTAATCGCGACCGGCGATTGAGGTATTGATGAACTCCTGCGTCAGCGGCTTACGGTTGCGACGGATGTAGGCGAAACGCTCCAGATCGTCCCGCATGGGAAAGCCGATGACCTTGCGTGGCGGGGCATTTTCCAGATCCCAGAAATAGGTTTCGTGACCATTAGTGTAGAAGCAGAACGGCAACTCACCACCTAACTGCTTCTGTATATTGTAACAGTACTGCTTGGCCTGCTCGCGGCCTATGGCGGCATCCCGGCTGGATTTTTTGGCCTCGATCACTGCCAAGGGTTTGCGCTCTTTGCCCAGCAGAACGTAGTCGCTGAACTGGTGGCCTTCGTACGGGGTACGCGGCTCCGTCACGCCCGATGGCAACTCCGTGAGAATGTCAAATTCCTCGACGACCTGTGTGGGATCTTTGACATTCCAGCCTGACTGGGCGAGTTGCTGGTCAATCAACTCTGACCGTGTTTGTGCCTCAGATTTGGTCATGAGTTACCGTTCTCTCAGTCGGCTGTGCGGTGCGCGTGGTTTGCTCTATCGTCCATTTTTGGTCGCCTGTGGTCGATAGAACCATTTGATTCATTGGGCCTACGCCGGCGTATCGCTCATTTCCTATCGCCCGGTTATCGCCGATAGAAGGCAGGTTGTCCGATAGCCTGTTCATGACGCCACCCAGTACCGCCGCCAGCGGTTATTGCCTTCGAAGCGCACAGCGCTGCGCTCGATCAACTCTTCCAGTGCGCGTTTGACTTGCTTGGGGTGAATCTCGCCACCGATGCGCTGGCGGATGTCACTGATGGCGGACTCAGGGTAGCGCTGCAGGTCTTCGAGTACCAGCGCGGCCAAGCGATGCGGCTCAATACGCTTGAGAGTGGTTTCACCCGTTTCGTACTGCGGCGGGGGGTAGGGGCCACGCAGCAGGTCGGTCACGGACCAGATGAAATTGGCAAGTTGTTGAAAACTGGTGCTCATGGGCGAATCCTGCGAATGGTTGTTGCAGGGGGTGCGCTGCATATTATCCGGCCTGCCCCGTATTTTGTTGGTGATCCGAATCGTCCATTGGTTTGGCTCAAGCATCGAAACTGAGCCAAACCGAAAATGGCGACCTGACAAAGACTTACGGCATGCTCTCGGCCGTTTGGCGCAATGGTTTGGCTTGGTTCTGGCCGATAGGCCGGGATTTGAGCCAAGTTACGGGAGACGGTAACGTGTGCCACTTCGCACTCCCTCTGAATGTAACTTGCCGTTTTTGAGCAGTTGTTCAATACCACGCCGGATACGCGAGCGCGGAATCTCCAGACCGATGCGCTGGTGAATGTCACCGATCTTGGACTGCGGGTAACGCCCAATATCTTCCACAATCAACGCCAGCAGTCGGTGTGGCTCAATGCGCTTGAGCGTGGTGCCGCCAACAAAATCCAGATTGCGTAACAGCGCTGGATCAATGAAGTAGCGGGTGGACTGGGTGCGCCCGGCACTCTGTACCAGTTGCCAGTCCAGTAGGCGCTTGAGCCAGGGCTGCAGCGCCTCGACCGATGGCAGTTCCAGCGTAGCGGTCAACTCGCGGGCAGTCAGCGCATCGTGCTGCGCCAGCAGGCCCAAGGCAATCCGTTCGCGCTGGGTGAGTTGGTAAGTTTGATCAGCCTTAGCAATGAAGTTGATGACTTCGGGCTTGAGGATGCGGCGGCGCACGGTGACCTGCACGCGGTCGTGGGTTTCGATCAGTTCTGGTGCGGGGCGGCCTTGTGAGAGCAGCACCTCGAAAATTTTGTCGAAGCCGCTGCCTTCGCGTTCCATCAGCTTCAGGTCATGAAACAGGCGGGCGAGATGCTCGTTGCGGCGCACGGTGGTGTGCAGTACATTCTGTGGCGTCACGCCCAGAGGCAGTGGGCCGGGGTTGACGATTTCCAGCCGGTCCGGGTGCAGATTCAGAAAGATGTCGCCGCGCTGGGTGTAGGGGCGGTGTACCAAGGCGTTGACCAACAATTCACGCACCACGATTTCATCGAAGGCGGGCACGTTCTGGCGGTACAGGCCGTCGGGCAATTCGTAGTGCTCGCGGAAGTCGGGAACCTCCTGCCAGACGGCTTCAATCAACTCCATGCCATACTCGGCGGCAGACTTGCCCAGTTCCAGCAATTTGGCCCCGATCTCCGTGATCCCGCCCAGTTCGGTCAGGACCTTGAAGACCTCGAGGGATTTTTTGACGCCTTCCATATGCTCGCGGATATTCTTCTGCATCTCAGCAACATGGCCCTGAATCCCCCGGGTGGATTTCTGAACCTCATTGCGCGCCGCCTGCATGTCCTGCGACAGGCGGGCAATGTTGGCCTTGATGTCGATCTCGAGCGATCCGATTTTGGATGCCATGATTATCCTCGCCGCCCACCTGCCGCCTGAAACATCTCGATGAAGGCTTTCATGTCCGCTTCAGTGTTTTGGGAGCACGTAGTGCTGGGTTTGTTGAAATTGGATGGGGTGGATTGTGGGATTACTGACTTTGATTCGATCTTTATGCCCAGATAGGCCTGCACCATCTCGCGCAAGGGCGGGTGCTGTGCCCAGTAGCGCCTCAGTGCATACAACCGGGGAATGTCCATGGAATGGTCGATGTACTCCCAGCTCCAACCGGTACGGTCGATGATCTGGCAGTAAATCTCATCCCACGCTATGACTTCCCCGCCGCTGCTTCCCCCGGTTCAGTCTCCTGGGGTTGATTGACCGAGAGACATACCCGAAACGCTTCACGAAAGTTGGCGATGTCCAGGTTCTGGAACTCGAACACCTCCTGCTGCAATTCCGGATAATTACGCCTGAGGCTGCTGAACAGGATGTCGGCCATCTGGTTCAGGCTCGCATCTGATTTGCCGGTAAAAATGTCTTCATACTTGCGCACACAGGCAAAGGGCGCAGGCGGGCAGAGGAAGGAGGCATCGCCCAGTTTGATTTCTGTCCCATCAATCATGATTCACCTCAGTCCGCAAAAGAGATCCAACCCAGAGTATTGGAAGAATCCACCATGATGCTGAAGTCCATCTCGGGGATCGCGTAGTCCTCGAGTTTGGTGGCAAAGGAGAGCTTGGTGGAGGTGCACTGGTTGAGTTTCAGGGTTGCCACCTTGGGTCCCACATGAGCGGTGAAGATAGCCATGAAGGTGGGAGTGGTGCCCATGATCTGGTTGGTAAGCGCAATGCGGGTACCCCCGGTGGCCGTGGTGTAGAGATAATCGATCAGCACCGGAATTCCCGCATCTCCGGCAGAGAAGGTATAGACCCCACTGGCCTCGGCGTACTGGCCGGTGGCCGGATTGGAAATCACCTTGGTGAAGGGCAACCCAGTGGCGGCGTAGACCACCCCCAGGTCGGTGTCGAAGGTGGCGGCGTTGACCACCGTCACCGTATAAGGGGTTGCCGCCGGAATGTTGCCCAACTCCCCGATGACAGAGAGAATCAAACCGGGAGTGGCATTCTGGCCGAAGAAGATGTCGTTTACCAGTCCGCCGCTGATGTTGGCGAACTTGGCTTTGCCGGTGAACTTGCCTTCTCCCCGACGCACATCCACTGCAAAACTCTGCTGGCCGTAGAGTTCCTTGGTGGTAAAGGTGAAATCAAAGGTGACATCCTGCAGGGTGCCGAATTTGCGCGGCGTCGAGTTTGTGGCGGAACTGATGCCGTAGAGGTATCCGGAGCCAAAGTTGATCATGTGGGGTTCTCCATAAAAAAGGCCGCTTGAGCGGTCACCAAGGGGGTGGTTCCGTGTTGACTGAGTTAGTGGATTGACTTGAAATGCGGTGCCAATATTGATACCATTTGCTCATGATGGTTTCCCGAAAAATTCTCGAGCAAATGCGGCGTGAGCCTGCCAGTGTCCGGTTTGGCGATCTCAAGAAAGTCTGCGAGGAATATTTCGGCAAGCCACGCCAATCAGGTACCAGCCACGTGATCTTCAAAACGCCCTGGGTTGGAGATCCGCGGATCAATATCCAGGATGACAAAGGCAAAGCCAAGGCCTACCAGGTACGCCAGGTGTTGCTTGCAATCGAGAAACTGGAGGATTTACGCCATGAGAATTGATCACTACACTTACCGCGTCACCTGGTCTCCCGAAGATCAGGAGTCGGTTGGACTGTGCGCCGAATTTCCATCTTTATCCTGGCTTTCCCGGACTCCTGAAGCCGCCCTCAAGGGCATCCGTCAACTTGTGGCGGATACCGTTGTGGATATGCAATCCAACGGTGAGGAGGTTCCGATGCCCCTTGCCGAAAAGCACTACAGCGGCGAATTTCGTGTGCGCATTCCGCCCGAAGTGCATCGCTCCCTAGCACTGCAGGCCGCCGAGCAAGGCATTAGTCTGAACCGGTTGGCAAGCGCCAAACTGGCAGGCTGAGCACACCTGTCAGCGCAGGTAATGCACCATGAAATCCATGGGCTTCACATAAATGTTGACCAGTTCATCGTAGGAATCGGTGCCAGCGCCGGACTGAATACAAGCCAGCACCGTCACGCCAGCAAAGGTGCCCGACTGGTTGTGGCAGGCGATCTTGACGGCTTCGCGCACATTGGCCGCATCCTCGGCCATCTGTCCCAGGCAGTTGACCTGGAGCCGTGCTTTGGCCGTTTCAAACTCTCCCACCCGGGTGTTGTCCTGTTTGTCGCTCACCAATTCGTACACCACGGCAGGCAGTGGATCTGCCTCGGGTCGGGTGTCGAGATAAATCCTGCTGGAGACTAATGTTCCCAATTTACTCGAGGCATTGAGCAGGGCATAGAGCGCCGTTTCGGCTTTCATTTGGTGACCTCGGTGTCCAGTCGGTTTCTGACATACTCAGCAAAGGTGCTGATGGCCTCATCCACCTTGGAATCCAGCGCCGGGCGCATGAAGGGTTTTTTCTGGGCTCCGGGGTGATCGATGACTTCCTTGAATAGCCCTGCAATAAAGAGGCTCTTGCGGTTCCTGGGTTTGATCAGGTGGTGCGCCGTGCCATATTCCACCATGTGGGCGTAGTAGACATTGTTCTTGCCTCCCGCCTTGATGCTGGCTGTGATGGTGCCGTGTTTCGAGGACATCGAGACCCGGATGGAGTCGCGCAAGGCTCCGGACTTATGTCCCCTGGGCAGGTTCTCGCCCACCGGGCACAGACGCCGGGCTTCATCGCGGATCACCTTGGCCGCCGCACGCAATCCTCCCAGCACCATATTGGCCTCGATCCGGGCCGGAAGTTCGTCTAGCAATTTCTGCAATTCGGAGAGCCCCTTCACCTCTATATCAGTCATCGAGCCTCAAGCAGTAAAGTTCCAGTCGTTCTTTGCGCGTGACATGCCGGATCCACTCGATCCGGGCGAGTGAGCCATCGGAGAAGAGAATGCGCTGGCTGGCCCGAACATCAGTGCGAAACCGGATGGTGATCAGCACGGTGGCGGCACTGCCCATGGCCTTCGCCTGGAAAATCTCGCGCCCAGTCATGTCCATCATCTGTGCCCAGACGGTGGCCAAAGGGGACCAGGTCTCGTCGTGCCCTCCCAAGGTGCCACGCACCACCGTCAATGTCTGAATCGTGACGCGTTGGTCGAGAAACCCTGCCGCGACGAGACTCATCAGAACACCACCGTATAGGGATCGAGCAGTCGGTCCATAAAGGGCAAGGGCATCACCTTGCCCGTCTTGTCAAAGGCGGCCATCTCCTCCCGGTGTTGGTACAAGGAGCCCACCCGGATTTTGATCCAGGCGCGGATTCCCTCTGGCACCGACCCCACCAGGTTCGTGCCTGACCCCGTATCGGTCAGCGTGATGGCGGGTCCTTCTGGGGTGGCTGCCAGGGTGTACACGCCGGGAGTAATTACCGAGGCAATCCAGTAGTTGGTGGCCGGTTGCAAAGGTGAGGGGAGGGTGCCTCCTGAATTGGAGAGCACAAAGGGTTGTGTGGGAAACCACGGACCCTGAATCGAGAGGGTGCCATTGGTCGCATCAGCCATGAAAGGCTCGGCATATCCTGCCGAGAAATCCACTTCCACTGCCCCGATCTGAGGCATCGGAATCGGCCAGATCTGCCCGAATACTGGCGTGATCCGGCACGGCTCCGAGGTCAAATCCACGGTGTAATTGGCCGGGGGCATCACCTGAATCACCCCACTCATGTCCAGATACTGGATGGCGGTGACCACCCGGACCTGAGATTTCTCCAGGATGATGGCGTGACCCGGCAAGGTAAACGGCTTGCCCCAGGGAATACCGATCAGGGTGGGGCCCGGAAAAGAATCCAGCACCAGTTTCCACGACTGGGCGATCAGCGCTCGCCGGGTCACGGTTTCTGCATGCATCCGGGCGGCAACGATCAGCGCAGAGATCAGCGCATCATCATCGGGTATGTCCACCCGCAGGTGGGCCTTGGCCTCGAGCAGCGAGACTGGCTCCACCACGGGGCCGCTGATCAGTTGCAGGGGCATGAAGAATCAGCCGACGATCTGGGTCACACCCGCCTGATTGAAGGCAGAGGCCGGTTCATAACGGGCGGAGGCTCCCAGGACAAACCCGGCAGTCTCAGAAGCGGCCACCCCAACAGTCAAAGTGAGTTCCACAAACTGATACCCATTGTTGACATCCAGTTCATGGTCCTGCAGATTGATCAGCGCCTGAGTGTTGTTGCCTGTGGCGGCCACTATCGTGGCAATGGCCTTGCCAGCGATGGCTTTGGCCCCGGTGCCGAGAGCATCCAGTGCTTGCTGCAGATTGGCATCCACCGTGGCCAGGGCTCCCAGAGTGCCGGTGGAGATAAGCGCCAGAATCGTGCGCACATTGGCCAGAGAGATCCAGCCGGTGGTCAAGGTTCCCACCGCCTGGGCAGAAGGGTTGATGGAGCCCAGGAGGGCCAGAAACTCGGAGGCTTTGGTATTCATGTCCATGATTTATGTTCCTTGAGAGAGAGGGAGATTAGCGGGCGCCCAGTTGCACGAAGGGCGAGAGCGCGGCGCTGCCCTTGGCGGGCAAGATGGGGGCTGCAATCTTCGGTTGGCCATCCATGCGGAAGATGGTGCGAAACGCCGTGGCATCGGCATCGAAGTACAGATGCATGGAGGTGGCGGTTTCCATTCCTCCTACCTTGGTGATGGTCTGGTAGTAGGTCAAATCCACCAGCAGCACATCCCCCTGGGAGGAGAAAGCGCTCGCGTGTTGAGACACATAGACCGGACGGCCCAACAAGGTTCCGTAGGGTGAGCCCTTGAAGGCGGCCACGCCCCCACCCAAGGGTAGGTAGATTGGGTAATTGCCCAGAGTGAGGGTGAAGAGTGATGGCAGCACGCTGTTGTTCACGATCCACACCGCTTTCTTGAAACTTCCTGGCGGCAAGGCCGCGATCATGTTGGCAAGATTGGTGGGGGTGAGTGTATTGGTGGCCTGTCCCGAATCCTTGGCAATGGTAACGAGCGCCTTTCCGCTCAAGGCCCCTTGAGGAATCCCTGAGCCGTTGCCAAAGAGAATGCTTTCATTGATCTTCCACTGCATGCGGCTCGCCACCTTCTTGGGCGTATAGGAGGTCAGGGCATCGGTATCCGACAGCAGCTCATCGGTGATGGGCACCAGCGCCATGAGTTTCTTGAGGCGCAACGAGGCGGTGCCAAACTTGGGTTTGGACGCATTGGCGGGCGTGCCTTCACCCTGCCAGGCCACGGTAATGCCATCCGTCCCCCAGGGGGTGGTTTCATCCTTTGGCAGCACCAGGGAATTACCCGAGATCTCGATATTGTCCGTCAAGGGCAGGAACGCCTCGTCATCGAGGGAGAGCATGAAGATATCCTTGGCAAACTGCGGCGGGATCAGAAAACCCCCATCGGCGCCAGCGCTCTCGTTCCCATACACCCCAGGTACTGCCGCATTGCGCAGCATGGACAGACGATTGTCCACGGGATTACCGGGCAAGCCGGCCTGGTGCACCGCATACGCATATTCCCCGAAGTTCTTGAAGCCCCACTTGGGATCCGCCGTCATATTCTCGGTGACGCTCACAGAAGGGAGTGCCGATTCGATTCCCAGTTGCGCTTCCTCCGCAATCAAGGTCTGTTCGCGTTCGATGGCAGCGTTGAGCGCATCGATGCGCCCCTTCAGGCTATCAAAAGCCGTGACCTCCTCATTGCTCAGATCACGCCCTTCGGTGGCTGCGCCATCAGTCAGGGCTCGGGCAGATTTGACCAATTCTGCCTTCTTGGACTGCATTTCTCGCAACTTCTTACTCATTTGGGTTCTCCAGAAATAAAAAACCCGCTCAGGGCGGGATTGATGGGCACAAAAAAACCGCCATGGGGCGGTTGGTGGATTTGCACTCGGCGGACAGGCCGTGTCAGTTCGGGGGGAAACTCAGTTGCATAGAGGTCTAATGATCAAATTGAAGGGCGCACCGTTTTTGGCGAGTCTCTATCAATGTCAGATAACTTAGCCGAACTGCAATGTCAAATGATGACCGTTAAATTGTAGACCTTTACGCAAATATAACCGATGAGCATCATGGCGAGCATAGCCAGTATCAAGATGTAACCCGTCACATTTTTGGCTTTGTGCATGTGTGATAAGCCAATCAAGTAATTGCCCAGCATAACCACGTTTTTTCTCCTCCGGCAAGGTAACGAGGTCGTCAATATAAAGCACCTTTCCCCATGCAAAAAACTCAGCAAAGCGGAAACCTGCCGCACTTTTAACAACACCATCGTATTTGAGTGCAAGGACTTGGAAACCCTGTGCTTGCTGCCGCCGGACTTGAGGAAGGAATATTTCTTCACTCAAGTGAGGTCGAAGCACTTTAAAAACGGGAAAACACTCTTGTATTTCCCGGTCAGATTTGGCAATAAACATTTCAGCAGTCATAAAGTTACAGTGTAACTACCTGACAGGAAAGTAAGGATCTGCGCGTTTTTGCGCAGTCCCACCTGAGCGTTGGATTGGCAGGTCTATCATTTTGCATTCCATTCGTAAACTGTGACTATTGAGGATTGGGATGTATGCACCGGATCACTAAAGGCCAATGCTCTGGCCTCTTCCATATCAGCAGCCTTAATTAGGTAAGCACCACCAGACTTATCCGTAAACGGGCCAGCCAGTTCAATCTTCCCCTGCTGTCTCAACCGATCTAGAAAAGCATAGTGCTCGTCGATGATGGACATTTGAAATTGCGGTGTGCGAAATGTTGTAACCAAATATCGAAACATCAATTTCCCTTTGGTATGATTGATGGCCTAACATGGAATGATGGGGTTGTCTCTTTCACGACATTGCATCCCACATGGATTTTGTGTCGGCGAACATGCGGAACCTGCAGACTTTTCCACCACGAAGGTCGTATACATGAGCCGCCGCCGCTTGCATTTGCTTCTTTGTCGAATGGTGAATCCCGGCATAACTGCCGATGACAACAATTGTTGATCCTGCGTCGAGAAACTGCGAGATGTCGTAAGAGAAATCTTCCCATTCTCTCATATTGCCCTTGAACACTGTTTCTATCACAGCTTCGGCACCTTTTCGACACCTGCCATATGGGAAACCTAAGTTTTGAATCCATTCGAGATCATCGCTGCAAATAGCACGAAAGCCATCATCATCTTTCTCGCGAAAACATCTATAGAGTTCTTGGATTATCTCAATATTCGTCACACTCACTCCTTGATGCCCAATTTGGAAGTGACCGGCGCTGCGCGGCTTTATTATGCAGCGTCCGGTGAAATGATTCGTTAGCCCTGCTTTTACCAACGGTCATGGCGCTCTCGGCGTTCCAGCCTGTAGTTTGTGACCTCGAGGCGGATTCCATCAGGGTCAATGAGGAACGTTGCCCAATAGTCAGAAGCGTACTCAGGATAGGGCTTTGCCTCAGACGTCTCAATGCCAGCGCCACGAAGTTGAGTGGCCACGGCTGCGACTTCGGCCGCCGAATCAACGCGGAGGCAGAAGTGGTGTAACCCAGGCGCGTAGGAGTCGTGTGCGGCTTGGGTACGTGAAGGGCGAAGGACGTAACCAAAGTGGCGGTTGAAGTATTGAATGTGAGGATCGCCGCCCAGTGTGAACTTATTCTTGCGAAAGCCCAGAGTCCCCAACAAGACCCGGTCGTAGAAAACCTCCGAGCGTTCAAGATCGGAAACTGCGATATAGATATGATCAATTCCAATAACTTCGGTCATGGCATAGCGCTGCGAGTGGAAGGGCTAATGTTCAAATGATGAGCGCGCCGCTTTTGGCGCATCCCTCTCGAATGCAATGTTGGGCGTCCGTGGACGATGATCATGATTTTGACCTCGTCGAGATTCACAACTACCAATCAACCATCTCATCGGAACCGCCGAACTTGGCTGGGAACGCTTTGAAATGAGGCAATTCGTCTTTGACTGGAAGGACTGCATACTGGCATTGAACATGAAACTGCGGCTTGAACTCATCCCGAGGCAGGAGGGATGCGCTGAGGCTTCGGAGGCCAAAGTTCGTTAGTTCGGAAAACAGGAATGTACCGCAAGTTGGGCAGCGCATTCGTGGTGTTGTTCGTAATACGGTTTCAGTTGGAACCCCTTTAATGACTTCGATTGCTTGCGCGGGATAAAGGGCTACTGGGACATAAGCCGCTGCATGGACGGCTTGACAATCGTCACAATGACAGTAGAACTGAGCGATGGGCCCTCCGCTGAGTTTGATCTTAATGGCTCCACAGTGACATTGAATCTCGGATATCTTCAAGTTAATTCTCCTTTAAGTGATTTTGCATCTAAAATTCAAATGCGAGGGTGATCATAAGGGGCACTTTCCTCAGACTGATTTGAAGCAATTTTCTGTCCGGAAAAACTACTATAGCCATCTTCGACCAGATGAATCATTTTCTTGGCAATGGCGGTGGTCAAAAAATCTTTCAAACCATTTTGAGCGAATTCTTGGTTTTCCCAAGCAATTCGGTCAGACCAACACTCTGAGCCTTCATACAATTCGTAGGCAATGAAACCACTCTTGTTTTTGAGCCAAGCAATCATTTGTTCCGTTAGATCAAGAAATGACTCACGGGATGTATCTGGCCTGAGTTTAAATTTTACGATTTGTACGAACATGGTTCATTGTTAGAGCGCAAACTACACCTCGACCTTGAAACCAAGTTCAACATCACAACCTGCCTGACCACCTCGAATGCCCCAATTTTCCTTTGGAATTTCTCTGAGGAGAATTTTTACATGGTCCTTTGGAATACCGAGCGGCTCAAGATTATTGACGACGGCTTTGTAAAGGTTGCGCTTTGCATCAAGAGATCGGCCGGCAAATGCGTCAATGCTGATGTGAGTATAAAAATCTGGCTTTTCTCTGGCGGGAGGATATGCAAAGCGGTGGGGTTCATGCACGATGAGACGAATATTTTTGTCACCTGGGACGATTTTGAAAGCTTCACGCAAGGCCATGTGAACTGCCTCCATGAGAGCAACCTCTTGTTCTTGCGTGTATTGTCGTCGTACCTCAATTAAGACGCTTGGCATTTCGGTTCCTATTGTGCTCGTTTGAGTTGTTGGTCTTCGAATATATTGCTTGTTTTCAGATCCCACTTTCTGACTGTGAGTAAGCATGACATAAACACGAAAGATTTCCCATCATACCGAAACCCCATCATCATATCAGCGCCAAGGAGTTCCTGGCCTGAGACAACCGAGATGCCTTTGGTTTCACCCGCGACTGCATCAGACTGACCACCTGGTCAAAAGCCATTACACCATCCACCATTCCCAGAGATACGGCTGTGGTAGCACCCACCACGCGTCCCTGGCCCATGCCGTTGATGACATTTTCGCTGCTGATCCCACGGGCTGTCGCCACCGATTCCACAAAGACACTGTAGTATTCATCCACGCGCGATTGCAGAAAGGCTGTCGCCTCCTCTGTGAGAGGTTCATAGGGGTTGCCCTCCACCTTGTATTTTCCAGCAGAGATCAAGGTGACATCGATTCCCTCGTACAGTAGGGCACCGGAGATATCTTCGTGGGCCTGCCATACGCCGATGCTTCCCACCTCGCCACCTGGGGTGCAGTAGAACTCGGTGGCCGCTGAGCCAACCCAATAGGCCGCCGAGGCCGCAAGACTGTTGGCGATGGCCACGACTGGTTTCTGAGACCGGGCATTCAGAATCTCCGAGGCCAGTTCCGCCACCCCATACACACTCCCCCCAGGAGAGTCGATGTCGATCAGGATCTGACCCACAGTCTCATCCGCCAGGGCATCCTGCAAGGCGGCGGTGAACATCTGGGTGGAGGTGCTCCCCGGACCGCTCAGGGCATCCACCATGTTTCCGCGCTGAGTCAGTACCCCATACAAGGGCAGTACGGCAATACCTCCGCCGCTCGTTTTCTGGCTGGATTGTGTTCGTACGGCCCGCACCGATTGGCCTTCCTGGATAGAGGTCAGAGTCGTGTCTGACATGGGCATCCCTTTCTGCCAGCGATGCAGTACCCCTGCAAAGACGCGTAAGGATTCAGGTCGCATGGCTCAAGGCGTCGACAGGAATTCAGACATCAAGAGCGCGTGTTTCATGACTTTCCTCGGATTTGTTTTTCAGGGGTGGAACAGGTTTGTCTGGATTGTCAGCAGTTGGCGGTTGTGTGGGGTCCGGTTTCCCATCCTGTTCCTCGGCCATATTCAGCGGCCTCAGGGGCCGATCGAGTCCGGGCAGAGGATTGAGGTTTTCGCTCAGGCGCGCTTCATTGCGAGTGAGCCAGCCTCCATTGATCCCTAGGTTGTAATACTGGGCTCGCGCTTGTGAATCTCCACGCAAGAGTTGCGAGAACAGGAACTCCGCTTCCAGGCCATCATCGTCAAACAGGAGTTCTGCTTCGATGCTGGCTTCCCAGCGCTCAGCCATGGGCCCCAGGCACTCCTGCACGAATTCCTGCGCCTGCTGCTCGATGTTGTTGTTGGTGCTCCGCTCCAGATCGCCGATCTTGTGGGGCGGCACGCCGAACCAGCGGGCGATGTCGTTGACCTGAAACTTCCGCGTTTCCAGGAACTGGGCGTCCTCGTTGGTCAGTCCCAACTGGTGATACTTCATCCCGAACTCGAACACGGCGATCTTGCCCCGGTTGGCCCCGGTTTGGGATTCCTGCAGGGACTCACGAAACTGCTCCCGTGCCATCTTGTCTTTGAATGAACCTGGATACTCAATATACCCACTTAAGGGCTTGGCATCATTGGCAAAAAAGCGGGAGCCATAGTTCTGGGCGGCCATGGCTCCACCGATGGCATTGCGGGCGAGTGCGATAGGGGAGAGCCCTATGATGCCATCCAGGGATAGCCCTCTGAGGTGCCAGATCTGTCCTCTGGGAAAGATCTGTTCGCTCCCGGTCATCGTGGTGTACTTGTAGCGGTAATCCCCATTGGGCAAGAGATCAATAGTGACCCGATCCGGATGCAGGGGAACCAACGCCGTGATCTCTCCCTGGCGGTTGGAAACGATCTGGTTGAAGGCGTTGCCGCGCAGCACCAGGTGCCCCGCCAGCATCTCGCGCCACTCGAAGGCATTCTGGTAAGGATTCGGGCGTCGTGCCAGCAACGGATACAAGGGGTGATCGGTCACCCGTTTCTTGCCGCCATCGCGCCGGGTCCGGTAGAGCACGAAGGGGAGACTCGCAAACTGGCTCGAAATGATGCGCACACAGGCAAATACTGCCGAGAGTTGCAGGGCATTGTCCGCCGTGACCCGCATTCCAGCCATGGTCTGTACACCCACCGGCTCAAACCAAAAAGATCCCCAGGGCGAGCGGTCTGAATTGGCCTTGAAACTCGAGAGCCAGGAGCGAATCCCCATTTACACCACCATCAACTGATAATCAGAGTCCAGAACGGGCGTCTGGTCATCACTCGGAGCCATCTGGCGTCCCAGAGCCATGATCAGCGCCACCACTCCGTCGATCTTGTTCTCCTCGCGCTCTTTTCTGGGGTAGATGTTGTCCTTCTGGTCGCGGTGGCAGACCACATTGGAGATCATCCAACTTAAAATCGGGTCGCCGTTGTGTACGAATCGCTTCTATAGTGGACCCTGAAATCAAGACAGTAGTTTATGCTGTGCGCTGTCATAAGGG